GCCGGAACTCTCGCTCATTGATGAGGACTACGGCCAATTGGAAATGGGGGCAGAAGAAGACCAGTACCCGGTCACCTTCCCTTGTGTATTGATTGGAAATACAAGTTCTGACTGGAACGACCTTGGATATGGGGTACAGAAAAGCGAATCCATGCTGACCGTACGGCTGGCTATCGATTGTTACGACGATACAAGCTACGCATCCGGCACGTATGACAAAGTAAGGGAAAGGCAACAGCTGGCCGAGAAATTATACAAGTCGCTGCAATGCCTGCAGTGCACGGACAACGCTTCGCCGCTGGTACGCGAGAAAAGCCGCTCGTATGCCATGCCACATTACATCAAGGTCTATGAAATGACATTCTCATTCACCCTGCACGATGAATCGGCCATGCCGTCATCTTACGGGGAATAGCTCAAGCTGGGCAGCGGTCAGGCGGGGGGCTTTCACCTTGGGAACAGGCTTCAGATTGTAGTCTGTTCCCTCACGTGATTTCCGGCGGATGATGGTCATGATACGTTCCTCGGATATAAAGAATTCGCGCTCCGACAACACTTTTAAAGCATCGTCGAACCGCAACCGCTGTATTTCTGTCCAATAGTAGTAACGGCGGCACAGTGCCTCGTCACGCAGCTTGATCAATTCTTTATCCCGTCCTTTGCCCATACGCTTTATTTCTCTTACAAAAATAGCTGATTTTCATCGAATTTAAGAACAAAAGCGCCGCAATCTTGACAACTGCGGCGCTTTCTGTTTACAGGGTTAACGGTTTCTGGTTACAAACGGCAGAAACTGGGTTCAATGCGGGTCCATACACCGTTTTCAGGGTTACGGCGGCTGAAGTAGTAGTTGGTGGCATTGCGCTGCACCACGTTGGCTTCCTTGAACAGGCGCATGATGTCTGCATATTCTTCATCGAACTTGTCTTCCAGTTCGTAGAGCTTCGAAATACTCTTGTAGTCCAGATCGCCCATCTTGTTGCGCTCCAGCAGGGTCATGGCCATCTGATACATCGGATCATCCGAACCTTTCTCACTGTTCTGCATGTAGCGCTTCAGATAGTCAATCAAACGGTCGGCTGCCATGTCGGCTCGTTCATCGAAGCCTTTCACCTTGTTGCTTTTCACCTCCAGGCGGAAGTCACCGTCCGTAATGGTGTAGCTGCGCTGTTCGTCGCTTTTCACCTGGCCGTATTCCTTCATCACCTTGGTAAAGGCATCGGCTTCTTTTTCCAGCCATCCGCGAAAGCCTTTGACATCCTCAACCAGTGAGGTAACTTTCGACTTCACGTCTTGCATAAACTCACCGCGTAATGCCTCGTAAGTTTCACGACGGGCGATGCGGTCCTCTTTCTCTTCTTGCTGCAGCTGGGCCATGAGGGCTGCTCGCTGTTCTTTACTCAGGGACTTGACGTCCACACTTTGATTGTTCTTTTCCATGTTTAAATCATTTTGAATGTTCATTACTTGTTTTTATTCCTCCTCGTTATCCTGCATTTCCGGTTCATCGTCTATCAGCATGGCCTCCCCATTGGCATACGCCCAGTCGGCCAGTTCGTTGAAAAACTCGGCTGCATCCTGGTTCTCCAGATCGGATGTCGTAAGGGTCACGTCTTTTCTGATGCGCTCAAGCGCTTCATGTGCTTTTTTATCCATATTGTTCTATTTATCGGTTAAACCTCCTTTTCGTTGGATAGCCCGCAGTTTGATGGCCAGTTGTTCCAGCTCCGCTGTACTAATCTGAACAAAGGGTTTGCCGGCTATCCGAGGGTTGTTGCAAAATGCGTTGATTCGGTCCCAATCGGTGGTGTCAATCCCCAACTGTTGCATCAGTTTCAGACATACGCTGCGTTTCCGCCGCAGTTCCTCGCGAAGTTTCTGTCTCCATTCATCCTGCCCGGTTAGTTTCTCCAAGGCGCTGCAGCAGGCTTCATATTCCTTGGAAGTCATTTCACGGAGGCTTTCCGTACGGTCCCACGTGTACTGCAGAACGATTTGCTTCTTTAGTCCTTCTCGGTCTCCTGTACAGGGCAGCTTATTGAACGAAGCATAAAACCGGGCGAAATTTGTCACTTCCTGTGCCATCTTTATTGTATTAGTCTATTAATAATTGGAATCCTTTTTCTGTAATATACATATCCTCACGTTCTATCCACGGTTCTCTCAAATCATCATCTTCTTCTTTAGAATCCGAGAAATTCAAACGAAAGCTGTCTTCAAGATTGCGATCTATTTGCTCCTCTATGTCAGCAATACTTACATCTTCAGGAACTGCTCCTCTAAACTTTACAAGTACCGTAATTTCTTTTGCCATAATTCAAAAACTTAAAGGTTATTCAAACAATACTTTAATGCCACACGAACTGGCCACGTCAAGTTCCAGCTTGGCTCCCTTGCTCAGTTCCCAGTCTTTCAGCATATAGATATAGTCGCAAGCCACCAGCAGGGCAATGTCGGCCCGCATGTGGGCTTTCCAGTGGGCTTCTTCCGGCAGGCCGTTATTAAATGGGTTTACCGGATCGTAACCCTCGGCTCTCAGCAGTTCTTCTGCACGCCCGAAGGCTTCCTTGCGCTCTGCTATATCATAGTGGGCAATGGCTCCACTGATATACACTCGCTTGTTCTCTATCTCCTCACCGCGTTGATAAGCCTTATGGCGTTTCCATCGCTCCGGAATGACTACGCTGTAATTACACGAACGGCAGCAGCTGCCTTCCTCTTTCACGGGGAACGGGTTGTATCCGTTACCCTCTAACGCTTTGCCGCAGATGCAGCAGGTTCTCTTTTCATTTTGCGCTTCCATTATTCAATGTTTTGATATGTATTTTACATCCGGGATGCCACATTCGAATACGGTTGGCAAACATGGTATCCGTCGTTTCTATCACTATGTGCCCTTGTGTCTTGGCTCTGCGCAGACGAATGTCTGTTTCTATGTTACATTCCAGCCAGTCTTCCATCACGCCCAAGGCTTCACGACCAGGCAGCAATATCTGGTACAGCTTATTCTCCCATTCCATCATTCAAGTATTCCTCCATTTTATCATCTTTCAATGTTTTGGCAGCACCTTCTTTCCAAATCACATAGGGTTCACCGGGCTTTTCCATAAAACGGCTCTTACACCAGGCCTTGAAGCAGCTCACCATGATTTTCACATCGGCATCATATTCCACCTTGCGGGCGCTTCTGCCTGCCGGATGAGATCCTTCTGCATGGCTGATGAAGATAAACAGTTTCTTGGGGTGGCGCTCCTTAAACTCCTTGTAGGTCTTGTAGTTCAAACCGCTATACTGGAAACTGTCGATAATTACGATGCTGGGACTGCCACGGCGCTGCAGGCGTTCCTCCAGCTGGTCCATCGACTCGCGGTCAAGAATAACCAAACGCTTGCGCACTTCGTCCATCTTATGTCGTTTCAGACTCATCTGGAACGAAAGGCCGGTGCTTTCCTCAAGGCTGTCATAGATCACGCGTCCAAAGCCGCACAGGTACTTGGCCAGCTGCATCACAAAGCTGCTCTTTCCGTTCCCGCTGGCACCCCAGATAATCCACACGCCGCTTTTGGCAGGGTTACCTATCGAGGCTTGCCAATCCCCGGTAAATTCATACCGGGGTATTTTCATATTCAGCACCTCACCGGGGCTGTAGGCTCTTTTCAGTTTCATGCTTGCATCCTCCTTAATTTTTCG